GTAATCGAGGACCATCGTCGCAGAATTCAACGGCTCTAGGTACGGGATGCTGTAGAGAAGGTAGTTCTCGAAAGCTACGGCACAGATGCCAGACGTGTCCGCCGCCATAAACCGCTTTGCCTTCGCCATCTCGATGTCTTTGTAGAGGACTTGAGATGAAAGGTAGCTGGATGCAGCGACGTCCACAGAAACCAATCCGCCTTGAGCGTACCACCACATCTGTCCGCTCTGGAATGCAATCGATTTTCCGGCAACGCATCCGATGTTCGGGAACAGAATCGATTGGAAGTTCTGAGTTCCCGGCCACAGTTCCCTGTCGAGGATGCCAGAGGCGAAAGAGTAGGTTGAGGAATCGGTGAAGACGTACAGCCGGATGTCGTTATTCTGGCCGACGTAGTCCTGCATTCCAGTGACCGGGCGTGCCACGGAGAAATCCCCTCGCCCGGCACCAGACACTCGCTCCTCCCACCCGAGCGGGTTTGCAAGGTCTGAGGCGTACACGATATTCGCGTTTGCGACCCACAGCCTAGAGCCGGAAAACGCCATCCAAAACCCAACTGGCATCGATGAAGCCAACGCCCCGGTGCTGTTCGAGCCGTCCCAGTACCCGGGCGTGGAAACGCCATCCTGCACGATCAGCATTCGATGGGACGGGGTTACGGTACTCTGACCCTCGGAAGCTACGAACGCGCTTTGTGTGGCGATTACGAAGCTCACACGCTCGACCGACGCGCTGAGTTGGATCGATGTGAGCTTGTAGTCATCCCAATTATTCGGCTGCTCTAGCGGAAAAGGCGCGTAGTAGACACTGCCCTCCACTGCAAAAACGATGTACGGCAGTTCGTATGCGTCAACCTCCATCCCGTCCGGCCCGTAGACGGTTGCGTTTTTCTGAACGCGAACTCCAAGCTGGTTCGTGTAGGACTGCGCAGCCGAGTACTGCTTGTTGGCGTTGAAAAGAATCCCACCTTGAAAGTTGCCGGGTGGCAATGAAAGACGCATTGCGAACCCCGGGCGCGTCTGAACGATGCCACCACGGCATTGGACGTTGACTCCCCACTTGTACTGGTTTTCAGGCAGCGTCCACGGGTTGCGAACGCTGTTGCATCCCTGAAACCAGCCAGCCGTCACCTTCTCCAGCCGACCCGAACTGATCGTCTCCGATTTCATTAGAACATGACCGTATCAGTCCCGTCTCCGTAGGTGATGTTGTTGATCTGAGGAGCCGCCATCGCGTGACCATCCATACTTTCGGACTGGTTCTTCAGGTACGCAAACGCAAGCGCGAAGTATTTTTGGCTCTGGTCGATGAAATCCTTGTCCTCGAGATCGATGGCGTGAACTGCGGCAACCAGCGCGCGCTCGTTTTCAATCGGAACGTAGTCGTACACACTGGTGATTGTCGGAGACTTCACCCGGTAGATGATTCGCGCCCAAGCACACGGTTTTCCGATTCTGATTCGACGGTACTTCGGGTTGGTCTCGGACGGGTGGTACTGCCCAATAAGGCACATATCGTTGCTGCGACCATAATCGTAGGCGTACAGGCTGACGTACCCCTTGGTGATTGGCTTCTCGACGTGCAGGATGGTCTTGACCAGAGTCGGAGGAAGAATTCCGTCCACGAAGAACGTGGAGGCGACTTCATCGCCAGTGTTCTGGTAGGTCACGCGCCCGGTTGTGGCCGGGTATGCTTTTGCGTGAGCCGCAGTGTCGTAAAGCTCGAACGCGCCGGACGAAACCCTTCGGACGTAGTAGTACTGCGGCGAGCCGGGCGTGGACTCAGACAACGAAGCAGGAAGCGCGTCTCCGACAACTGGCCGAACGGTCACCTGATTGCCTGTCTCGTACACGTTCCCAGCAGAAACCAAAGACGTTGACGCTTGCGCTGTGAAATCGCGCACCACATTCATGCTCAACTGGCCTACCGCCAAAGAAGGGTAGCCGCTCTGCTGGAAAACAATGTCAACGCCAGTTGATGCGTCTTTGAGCGACACGCAGTTGCCCTCAATCGTAATTGAATAGAGGTAGTCTGGGATCAGCGGGAATGGAAGAGACCCAGTGCTGGTGAAGCTGACTTTTGTCCCGTTCTCGAGGTACTCGATAGACGACGGTTGCACCAAGTTGTCGAACGCTTGAGCGTATGCAGGGAAACGCACAGCGAAATACGCCTGACCTACACCAATTGCTGTCGGTCGAACGATTTTTGCGCGCACAGTAATTGTTCCGGTAGGAGCAGTGGTGCCAATCGGAACAGAGTATGTGATCAAGCCTGCCGATGCTGAAATCAGCTCAAAAAACCCGAGCGCAGCATTGATCTGCGACACGCTGCTTGCAACTTTTACAGCAACACCAGACTGATAGAGCGACACATCAAAAGTCCCAGTCAGATTGCAGATCTGACCTCCTCCTTTGACTGTGATGCTTCCAGTCGGAAGCGACGTCCCAACCGGAATTGAGTACGTCAAAACAGTTGAGGATGAGGAGATAATCTCAAACAAACCAAGTGCCGCGTTCGTCTGGGCAACACTGCTGGAAACATTAATCAATGCACCCGGCTTCAGGTATGCAGTGTCGAACCCTGTTCCCGTAAGGGTCGCAATTGCTCCTCCTCCTGAAACCGTAATTGTTCCTGTTGAGACAACAGCAGTCGCAGACGTTTTGTATGTCAAAACGGTTGGCGACACGCTTGCCACAATGAAAACGCCCTCTGTGTTTGTGGATGATGCTGTGGCTGTTACTTCAATGTAAGATCCAACCCTGAAGTCAGACGTATCGAAAGTGTCAGTTCCGATTGGCTTGATTGTTACAGTTGTTCCGCTGACCGTCATCGTCACAACTCTTGACGTCTTGTACCCAATCGAAATAGTTGCACTATTTGACAGCAGATAATCGATTGAAGCTCCAGATGCGGTGACGTCTGGAGCCAAAGCCGCTGCACTCGACGAGTAAAACTCAGCGGTTTTGTTGTCCGAGCCGATCAATTTGACGTAGTAAGGGACGTCAGAAGAAACGCCAGTCGGCAAAATGTAGTCAGACGAAAGACGAACCGGGTCTCCGGTTGCAATGCCACTGAAATCTCCATTCCACCGAGCGTTCAAGCCAACAAAGAACGACCTCGAAAGCACAACAAACACATTCCCTGTTCCTGCGTCAGTTATGTTCACAGAAGAAAAATCTGCATTCAGAACTGTAAAAGTCCCATCAGCCGATCTGTTTTCCGCCCTGTACGCAGCGCCAAGACTCAATGGAGATGGAACACTTCCGGTCGAACTGAATTGCACAAAAACTCCGCTCGATGGAGTGAATGTTACGGTGATTCCAGACGCGCTTGTGTATCCAGTGCCTTGGGAAATGACGTTGACCGATGTCACGCGCCCGGCAGAGTCGATTGAGGCAGATGCAGTGGCTCCATTCCCCCCACCTCCGCTGATGGTTACCTGCGGAGGGCTTGCATATCCTGCACCGCTTGCGGTCACGTTGAAATACGCAATCGACGACGTAGTAATGGTAGCAGTTGCAGTCGCTTGAAGCCCAGCAGATCCGTCCGGCGGAGGATCGATGGAGATTGCGGGTGCGTTTGTGTAACCGGAGCCGGGGTTTGTAATTACGATTGAACCAACAGCAAAAGTAGTTGAGCCAGATGCATCAAGTTCCATCACCGCATATCCCGTCGCGGTGATTGCAATTTGGTTTGAACCTTCAGGCGGGGGAGGAGGAGGATCAAAAACAACAGCAGGAGCAGATGTGTATTTCGATCCACTCTTTCCGCCCGGGACCGTCACGCCTGTGACAGATCCAACGACGACTGGCTGTGCAACTGCTGAAAATGTAGGCTCGATTGTCTCAAAAGAAATGCCGGATGCATTGACTTGGTTTTTTGTTCCCGTCGCAAACGTAGCAGGAATGAGTTTTACAAGAGCGTTCGTCCCAGATCCAGAATCAGTGAAAGTAATTGGATTTTTGAGGACTCCACTGACGGATGCCGCAGCGTCAGCAGCAGTCAAATGCAGCGAGATCGTGTTTCCGTCGATGACGTTTACGAAATAGTTTTGTCCCTCGAGCAACGGAGATGGAAGCACGCCACCGGACGTGTACGCCTGCACCTGATCTCCCTGCTGGTAGTAGTGCTTGACCGGAAACTCGACAGTCGTTTGTGCAAAAACTGCCTTTTTGACGTCCACGTCGAACTTCCCGCTCGATCCAGTAAGAGCAATCGAATTTTTCCCAGACTGCGCGTCCTGAAGGTTGTTGAAAATCTGAAGGTTGGTCGCGTCTTTCTGGTTTGCAAAGTACGTCGTGTTTTCTTTCAGCGGAGATGGAAGTTCGCCTGAATATCCGCTTCCTGAATCCGTGTTTTTCCAGAAAGAAACCTCGTTTGCGGAGTCGATTGCGATGTTGATGTTCCCGCTTGCAGGAACAAGCTCCACCGTCGTCAGGAGGTTAGATTCCCGGGCGTCTGTAAGACGCAACGTGCCAGACCCTATGATGCTCTGAAGCTGGATCGGATTGACTCCGGCTTTGGCCTCAATCGAATTCTTGTAAAGGCGCACCGAATTCGTCGAATCAACTCCGACGTAATACTTCTGCCCGTCAATCAGGAAGGCAGGAGTGTCTCCAGTCACAACGGACAGAACCATTCCCTGTCCCGAAGCGAGTTGATGCGCAGCCGCAGAGATCAGCGTGCCGAGCGGAGCCACCGACGCGCTCCTGCTCTCGAGCGTCACCCCGGGCGGAGCGATTGTGCCGAGTGGGAAGTCGGACTGAGCATTGACCGGAATGTAGATCCCGTCCACTCCGACTCCATCGGTCGTTTGAGACCGAAGTTCTCGGTTGAGCGAGTCGGTGCCGACCACACGCAGTTGAAGCCCAGCGTCGTCCGAGTGTTCAGCGACGGCAACAAGCTGGCTGGGTTGCCGGATGTCCATCATCGTGGAAACAAAGCCTCTGTCGTCCCAAGCCCAGCCGACCGTGTTGTACATCCCGCCCTTATTGACGTGATATTGAAACAGCCGATTTCGGAAATACGTCGGGCTTCCGTCAATATTCACTCCCAAAGGCACTTCGATGCCGCGAGGAAGCGTGATGGTCACGCCGTCCCAGCCAGTGCAGACGTCCACCTCCTGCTGGGTGTGGAAGTAGTGTCCAGACTCCATAAGAGCCTGAACAGCCTGCGTCAGTTTGCGGAAGATTTTGTTCTCGTCCGTTGTGGCGAGAATCTCCGCAACCTCGTCGAAGATTTGGGAGACAAACATTGCGGTTACCGGATACTGCCTTCCATCGCCATATCAGCCAAAAACTGCTCGTCGGACGCTGCGCCGGGCGCGCCGCCCTTGGCGGGAGGCATCGACGCCGCTGGAGGCATTTCTGCGCCTCCAGCAGGCATCTCTCCAGCCTGCTCCGCAACTGAGGCAGACAAGGCGTCAAGCCCAGAGGCAAGCTCAGTCACAATCGACCTGATCGCCTCAAAAGCGTCGCGAGGCATCGTGATCATCACTCCTCCTCCAGAAGGCGCAGCAGGCTCTTCCATCATCATGTCGCCGGGAGCAGCCCCAGCATCCATTGCATCCATCTCATCGGCAGGCGGCATCGTTTTGTCGGTAGCCATAGGTCAATCCTCGCTTTCTTCTTCTTCGGTTTCAGTTTCGGTCTCCTCGTACTCTCCAGACGCAGCCGCGAGACCCTTCTCGATTGCATCGTCATTCGACATTTCTTCCTCTTCCGTCGGGATCTCCTCCGTTGAGCCTTCCGGCTTGATACCGTGGATCTCAAGCTCGACGCAGTAACTGCTTTCAGACTTTCCGTCACGCTCAATAGTTTCCGTCCGCTCCATCAC